TTTTATCCTGCAAACATATGATACGGCCTTTTCCACTCGAACTACGGCAGACTTTAGTGTAATACAGACATGGGGTATATTCTCCATGATGGATGAAGATGAGAATGGAGTGGAATCCTACGTATCAAACCTGATACTACTGGGTAATATGAAGGGAAGATTTGAATATCCCGAATTACGTAGAATATCACAGGTATTGTTCAACGACTTTAAACCTGATGTCTGCATCATAGAGAAGAAAGCCAGTGGTCAGTCGCTAATACAGGATATGAGAAGAAGTGGACTACCAGTGAGAGAATATCTACCAGATAGAGATAAAGTAAGTAGAGTATATGCAGCTTCTCCCATGATGGAAGCAGGGAAAGTCTGGATACCTAAACAGAAGAAGTGGGCTGATGATCTTGTGGAAGAACTGATACAGTTTCCCAATGCAGCCCATGATGATCAGGTAGATGCCTTGACAATGGCCATACATTTCATGCGAGAGTCGTGGCATTTGTCCCATCCTGAAGATCCTGAATGGGAAGATGACAAGCCAAGACAGAAAAGGGTTGCGTACTGGCGTAGTTAAGTGTATAATGTAAGTAACGGGTAGAGAAATATCGTAGAAGAGGGAAATTCATGGCTACAGAGAGAAATCCATTTGAACAGATACCACAGGAAATTGCAAATGTAATTCCCATTGATGCTACTCCTGTAAGTGAAGATCAGGAAGCTACATTTGAACTAGATCCAGATGGTGGTGTAACAGTTGATTTTACCAAGACTGTTGTTATGGAAGCAGAATCTCCCGTAAAAGAATGGTATGCTAATCTTGCAGAAGATATAGATGATAGTGAACTGGAAGAGATAGCAGATAATGTTTATAATAATTATGATGCAGATAAGAACTCCCGACAGGAATGGGAGTCCATGTTTGAACGTGGCTTCGACCTACTTGGTCTAAAGATACAGGAATCCTCCGAACCATTTGAAGGTGCATGTACAGCAGTACATCCATTACTCGTAGAGTCAGCAGTTAAATTCCAGAGTAAAGCATCACAGGAATTGTTCCCATCGGCAGGTCCGATAAAGACACAGATACTTGGCAAGTCCACTCCCAAACGTGAGCAGCAAGCCAATCGTGTCAAGAACTTTATGAACTATCAGCTTTTGGAACAGATGCCAGAGTATTTTGATGAATTTGAAAAGATGCTCTTCCATCTTCCATTGATAGGTTCCGCATTCAAGAAAGTATATTACGATGCAAATCTTAAACGACCAGTGTCAGAATTTGTACCTATTGACCAGTTTTACGTATCTTATTATTCCAGTAATCTTTCCAAGGCTGACAGGTATACGCATGTAATTTATCGTAGTCCGATTGATTTGGCAAAAGATGTTCGTTCAGGAATATATTCAGATATAGAATTACCGGAAGCATCCAATCCACAACCCACTGCAATTGCATCCAAGATGGATACAATACTAGGGTTCTCTCCAACACAGGATACAGATCCACAATATGTTTTATTGGAACAGCATTGTTATCTGGAGATAGATGAATCAAATAAAGAAGAGGGAATAGCACTTCCCTATATTGTAACAATAGAAGAACAATCCAGAAAAGTTTTATGTATTCGTAGAAACTATAAATCCGATGATACAAATAAGGAAAAGATAAATCACTTTGTTCACTATCGGTTTGTACCGGGATTTGGTTTCTACGGATTCGGACTCATGCACTTCCTTGGTAATCTTACCATGAGTGCTACAGCAGCAATGAGAAGTCTTATTGATGCAGGTCAGTTTGCAAATCTGCCGGGAGGGTTCAAGGCAAAAGGTGTTAGGATAGTTGGTGACAATGATCCTATCAGTCCCGGTGAGTTTAAAGAAGTTGAATCTACAGGTGTGGACTTGGCAAAGGCTATTGTTCCTCTTCCCTACAAAGAGCCTTCCCAAACTTTGTTCCAGATGTTGGGTTTTATAGCAACAGCCGGTAAGCAATTTGCCGACAGTACAGAACAGATTGTATCGGAAGCATCTTCTTACGGACCTGTGGGTACAACAATGGCACTACTGGAAGCATCCAGTAAATTCTTCTCTGCAATCCACAAGCGATTGCATAAATCCCAGAGAGATGAATTTAGGATCTTGGCTAGAATAGACTACGATTATCTACCAAGTGAATATCCCTATGATGTGCCTTATGAAAGTCGGAGTATATTCAAGTCTGACTTTGATGGAAGAGTGGACGTGATCCCCGTCAGCGATCCCAATATTCCATCCAATGCTCACCGCCTTATGATTGCACAGATGGCTATGCAAATGGCACAGCAATCTCCTCCCGGTATGTTCAACATGGAAGCATTAAGTAGAACAATACTGACTGCATCAAATATGCCGAATTTGGAAGAGATACTGCCGCCCAAGATAAAACCACAAAATCTTGATCCAGTATCCGATATCATGGCTGCTGTTAAGGGAGTACCCATTGGAGCATTTCCCGGTCAGAACCACGATGCACATGTTCAGATAAAGATGGCCTACTTACAAGATCCAATGAATGGTGGAAGTCCTACCATGCAACGTGTCAAGCCTATATTGGAAGCTAATATTCAGGAGCACATGGTTCACAAGTATCAGGAACAGATGGATGGTATTACCAAAATGGCTATGGAACAGATGCCGGAACAGAAGCCAGAAGCTATTGAAGGTGTAATGGCATATGCTGCACAACAAATATTGAATGCCAACAAGGCAGCAGGTCAGGCCAAATCACCAGAACAGCAATTGGTTATTCTGGAGCAGAAGAAAATAGAACTGGAGCAACAGAAGATGCAGATAGAAGCTGCACAGAATGCTGCTGAAGCTGCACTGGATGCACAGAAGTTACAACTGGAAGAAGCCAAACTTATGAAAGAAGTTGTATCAGAGGGTGTTAATGTTCAGTTCCGTAAGGAGAAAGCAGATCTGGATAGAGCAAGTAAGGAAACTATGAAGTCTCTGGATCTTCTTACCAAGGTCAGTTCAGACCAAGAAAAGAATAAATTAAAATCTGTGGATCAAATGGTTAAGATTGCTCTGGGTCAACAGAAACTGGATCTGGATTCAGGAAAATTAACAGCAGAAGTTTTGAAAAAGATTTCTGATGTAAGTAATAAAAATGTACAAACAACAATGGATGTTGTAAATAGTGTTGTCCAGAGTGCGGCAACAGAACAAAGAGGAGGAGAAGATGCCTAAGTATGGAGGAGTACATTACCCTAACGATGTTAAGGGTGTAGTAACTAAGGGATATCCAGAACATGTACCCAACGGTGATGGTGGTGCATATGGTGATTCCACTAAGAAGTCTGTGGCAGATGGTGGTGTTGGTGCCAGAGCACGTAAAGGTGTATTGAACGAACGAGATGCATCTGCATGGAAATATCCCAAGCCAATTAGATAGTGGATATTTGGGATGAAGTTATTAAAGAATATAACCATGAACTTAACCGACTGAAGAATGTTCTTGGTGACGGTACTGTGGAAAGTTATGCACAATATCGACAGCTTGTAGGACAGATTACAGGTGTTGAGTGGAGTAGAGGAATATTCTCTGATATTATTAAAAAACGTATGTATGACGAAGAGGAGTAAATGCAACAGGTACATTTAGGTAATTCCATCAAAAACGATATGTGGATTACAGAGGATGAGGTCAAAGATCCCAGTCCTCTACCAGAACTACCGGGCTTTCATATTTTAGTTAGACCCGTAAGTATCAAAGGTGTGACAAAGGGTGGCATTATGCTACCTGATTCAACCAGAGATGACATGGCATATCTCACAACGGTAGGTAAAGTCCTATCTTTAGGAGATCTGGCCTACTATGATGAAGGAAGATTTCCAACTGGAGGATGGTGTCAAGAAGGAGACTATGTATGTTATGCTAAACATGCTGGTCAGAAATTATTTTATAAGTCAGTAAGACTTATTCTACTATTTGATGATCAGGTAATATGCACAGTAGAACATCCACGAGATCTTGATCCTACATTTAATTTAACATCCGGTTCTTAATACTTGCACATTTAGACTTAATGTAGTATAATAGAATAAGAACGTAAAACCGTATGCTTCGTAAGCAGCGAAAGGAAAGAAAATGATTGCTAAAGAAGAATGGACTGAAGTAGAAGCTAAAGATTCAGAAAAAGAAAATAAGGTAGAATTTGAAGTAGAAGAGGATACACCGAAAGAAGTAAAAGCTGAAGCTTCTTCTGATACAGAAGAAACTAAATCAGATCAGCCTGAAGAACTGGATGGGATTGAAACCAAAGGTGCTCAGAAAAGAATCCGACAGTTGATAAAACAACGTAAGGATAGAGATGATCAGATTAATCAACTTATACAACAGAATGAACAATTGAATGGTAAACTAAATAGTAGAGAACAAGAATTTACCAATATTAGTAAACTACATCTGGATGCAAATCAGAAGCAGCTTACAGATAAAATGGAGTTGGCACGAGCAGCTTATAAATCTGCACATGACGAAGGAGATACAGGAAAGATTCTTCAGGCGCAGGAATTTCTAAATGAAGCACAGAATGATTTAAAGGCATTAGGTGCTACCAAAGCTCAGTTTGAACAGCAACCACCACAGCCAGTTCAACAGCCGCAGCCTACTCAATCGCAAGTTGCAGCAGATCCACGAGCCATCGAATGGGCGCAGAAGAATGATTGGTTCGGACAGGATAGGGTTATGACCGCCTCTGCTCTTGCACTAGATGCAGAATTAAAAGAAGAGGGGTTTGATACAAGTGATCCAGAATTTTATAATGAGATTGACAATAGGATTAAGGAAGCATTTCCAAGCAAGTTTAACACTACTGTCAAAGAAAGTTCGGTGCAGGAACAACCGTCAAAACCTGCTCAAGTAGTAGCTGGAGCGTCACGTTCCACTCCGGCTCCGGGTAAAGTGAAACTTACGAAAGAAGATGTAAGGTTAGCACAGAACTGGGGTATACCGCTTGAACAATATGCTGCTGAAAAAGCCAAGGTACAAGATGCCGATGGCGAATACACAGCAATT